TTCATGTACTAAGAACTCCACAAGTAGCTGGAACTACTGTTGCATCGGAAAGAGTAGTCTGTCCTGTAATCATTGAACTGGTTGCCGAGGTTTATTCTTATTGAAATTATTTAACGGCTACCTTTAGCGGGGGAAAAGACGATTCATCACCGTCCTGCCATTATCTTACACTGTGATGCTTCTTTGATGGAGAAATGAATATGAAATATTATGTGTACCTACATAAAAGAAAAGACAACGGTGTTGTTTTCTATGTAGGAAAAGGCTGTGGTAATAGATATAAAACCACCAGAAGAAATAAAAAATGGTTAACAATAAAGAATGAAGCTGGTGGTTACATACCAGAAATTATTGAAAACAATCTCACCGAGGAAGATGCCCTCTTAGTTGAAGAGAATCTATTGAAGAATCCTAATCCAGATTGGAAACTAATTAACAAGTTTAGAAATACTTCTAACCTTGTGATAGACTTTTCTGAAATATCAGAATATGTAGAATACGATCCAAATTCAGTTACAGGTCTGGTTTGGAAAAAATGGAACAGGTCTAAAATAAAGAAAACCTCAAGAGTTGCTGGTGATGTTGCTGGATACATGACTAACGATTCAACAGGTAAACAATATTACACTGTAAGGATTTGTGGTAAGTCTCTATTAGTCCACAGAATCATATGGACAATGTTGAAAGGCGAAATACCTAAAGGTTATGTAGTAAACCATATAAATTCTAATGGATTGGATAATACAATTGAAAATTTAACATGCATTACTCAACGACACAATTCCCAACAGACTACAAAGCAATTAAAACCCAACGTAGGTATTACTGAGTTAGTTGTTAGGGATCATATGTACGCTGTCGCATCTTGGACCGAAGTTGACGGTAAAAAAAGAAACAAATTATTTCCATACGCAGTGTACGGAAAAGATAAGGCTCTCAGTTTAGCGGCTGAGTACAGAAAACTTGCACTTCTAAGTTTAAATAAAGATGGTGCTGGTTATTTAATTTTGCAAAATTAAGGAAAATATTATGCCAATTTCACGTGGTGTCTCAAAACAAGTAGGCTATAAAAAGGAAACCTCTTGGGGTGTTTTAGCTGGTAATACTTCAGGTAAACTACTTCGTAGGGTTACTGCTAACTTTAACCTAACGAAAGAATCCTACGAAAGCGCAGAAATTCGTACTGATCGTCAAGTTGCTGATATGCGTCATGGTGTGCGTTCTGCTGAAGGTACTCTAAACGGTGAACTCTCAGCTGCATCTTATGCTGACTTCATGGGTTCTATCGTAGGTAAGGACTTTGTTGCTGTAACCCTAGGTGCTGCCGCTCAGACTACTGTTACTGCTGTAGGTAATGTATACACACTCGTTCGTGCTTCAGGCTCATGGATTACAGACGGTCTAAAAGTAGGTATGGTTATTCGTGCTACTGGTTTGACTACCAGCGGTGATAACGCTAAGAACTTACTCGTAGCTTCACTCACTGCTACAAACGCTGTTGTTGTGCCTTTAAACGGCTCTACGATGACTGCACAAGGTACTGCCTCAAGCGTTACCCTAACTGCTCCCGGTAAGCAGACATTTGTACCTGTAACTGGTCACACAGATGATTCTTACACCGTAGAAGAATTCTATGCTGACATTGCTCAGTCTGAAGTCTACACAGGTATGAAAGTAAACAGCTTGTCTGTTCAACTACCTGCAACTGGTTTGACTACTATTGACGTAGGCTTCTCAGGTAAGGACTTGACTCAAACAGGTACTACTCAGTACTTTACTTCACCTACTGCACAAGGTTCTACTGGTATCTTTGCTGCTGTTAACGGTGTAATGCTAGTGCAAGGTGCTCCAGTTGCTTTGATTACTTCAGCTGATTTCGCTATTGAGCGTGCTACTGAGAATGCTACAGTTGTTGGCTCTAACTCAGTTGCTGATATCTTTACTGGTCGTATTCGTGTTACTGGTAACTTGAGTGTTTACTTCCAAGATGCAGCTTTCCGTGATTACTTCAACAACGAAACTCCTGTTTCCTTGGTGCTAAGTGTAACTGCTGATAGCTCTGCTACTGCTAACTTCGTGGCATTTACTTTGCCTAAAGTTAAGCTTGGTAGTTTCACACGCGATGATTCGGAACAAGGTCTAACAGCTTCCTCAAGCTTCCAAGCTTTGTTGAATGATGTTACTACTGCAGGTCTAGCTGCTACTACAATTCAAATTCAAGACTCTGCTGCTTAAACGCAAATAGATAATTGACGATAACCCCTTGGTCAAAAGCCGAGGGGTTTTTCTTTATTTAATCCATACTACACTACTACACCACTTGATTTATCCTTTATTATATGCTATAATCGGTATTCATTAACATAGAAAGGAACTATTATGAAATTTGATTTAGCACAGCATAATTACACAGAGATTGCAGAGGCAGGTTATAAGTTTGAATTGAAACTCCCCGGTACTGGCGAAGGTACAGGAGTATTTATTACTGTCCGAGGCGATCAGAGCAAAACCGTTAAAGCATTTGCTCGTAAGAAGTACGCTGAGTTTAAGCTTCGTGAACAGCAAGCTAAACGCCGTGGCAAAGAAGCCGAAGATATGACACTAGAAGAAGCTGAAGAACTCAGCATCGAATCAGCTGTTATCCGTGTACTTGGTTGGGAAGGTATTACTGAGAATGGTAAAGATATTCCATTCACCAAAGAGAATGCAGAAAGAATCTTTAAGGATTTCTCTTGGATCAAGGATCAGGTTTTAGAAGAGGCAGGTCAGCTGCTCAACTTTCGCTGAAAGTGAAATACTTGAAGCTGTAGCCTTTGCAAAACAAGAGTTCAGTCTTGGTAGAAAATCCAAGGATGGCTCTTCGTTAAGAGATCAGCTTAATTCGGTGTGGAGACAAACAGGTGTAAAACCTAAAGAGTTAGAGGACTTGATAGAGCTACCAGAAGGTTATCATCAAGTATGGAAATTCTTTATTGATCTGCACAATGCAAGAGGCTCTAATGGTTTTGGTATCAATCCAATATCTTATACAGAGATTAAATCATACTTTGACTTGATGCAGATTCAAGCAGAGGATTATGAAGTAACTCTAATTAAGTTATTTGATAACGAAGCAATGAATGCTTATGCAAAAGAAGCTGAAGCTGAACGTAAAAAAGCACAGAAGAAGTAAAAAGTAGAATGCTTTCTAAGGAGAGCTTCTATGTTTATGAATTATAGTAGTTTATAAACATAGAATTATACTTTGGAGTAATTATGGTCTTATTTAAAATTTGTAGCAAATGTAACACAGAGAAATCTTTTGAAAGTTTTAGTAAGAACTCTCACAGGAAAGATGGCTTGTATCCAAGATGTAAACAATGTGTTGCAGAGTACAATAAAATTAACAAAGAGGTTAGATCAGCATCAAAGAAGGCATATTACGAAGCTAATAAAGAGATTATTTCTGCAAAAGCAAAAAAGGCGTATTCTGAAAATAGAGATATTATTCTAGAGCGTAGTAAAAAATATAGGGAAGAAAACAAGGATTATTATTTGGAATACTCTAAAAATTATTATGCTAATAACAAAGATATTTTTATTGAATACGTCAGATTAAATACTGATAAAATAAAACTTAAATCTAAACTATATCGTGAGAATAACATAGAGAATATTCTAGAGTACGAACTCAAATATAGAGAAGATAACAGGGAAATTCTCGCAGAAAAAGCTAGAGGATACTACTCTTTAAATAGAGACAAGTGTATTGCTCGTTTAAATGAATATCGTAAAAATAACCCTGAAAAATTTATAGCGTTAAATGCAAAACGTAGGTCTGCCAGATTAAATGCAACGCCTAATTGGTTAACTAAAGAACACTTTGAAGAGATCGAAGAGTTGTACTTATGTGCCAGAATGTTCAAACTATATACTGGTGAAGAATATCATGTAGATCACATTGTTCCGCTACAAGGTAAAAATGTTTGTGGTTTACATGTGCCGTGGAATCTACAAGTTATCCCTGCAAAAGAAAATTTAAGTAAATCAAATAAGATTTAAAATGAAAGTAAAATATGGAACTTAGTACATTACGTTTTATCGTAGAAACAAAAGACTTAGAAGAAGCTGCCAAGAAGATTGATGCACTAGGGGTATCCGTATCAAAGCTTAATAAACCAATGCAGGCAATGAGTACAGAGTCTGCTAAAGCAAACAAAGAATTATCTAAAGCTGAAGAAGCCGCAGCTAAAGCTGCATTAGCTCAAGCAAAATTAGAACAAGCTCAGAACAAAAGCACACAAGCTGCCAGTAAATCTACAAGTGTTTTAGAGCGTCAGAATCTTATCTTGGAGTACATGGCACAAGGTAACTCAAAAGGTCAAGCCTCTATTCTAGCAACAGCAAAAGCTGCAGGTGCTCTGGATGAAGACATGCTTGCTTTGAATAAAACGCTTGTTACACAACGAACTTTAATCGGTGGTGATCCATTTGATAAAAGCATTGGTCTGATGCAAAAATTACAAAACGAGTATAAGATCACAACTGAAGTTACAACCTTATTCAATAAGAATCTAGGTTTAACTCAAAAACAAATGACTGATCTTGCTCGTGAAAAAGAAAGACTAATTGCATTATACGCTATTGAAGGTAAGGATATCAAAAGTCTTACTGCTGAGTACGATCAATTAATTCAGAAGAGTAAAGAGATTAATACCGCTAATGATGCACGAAATAATGGTATGAAATCTCAAATCAAGGCCCAAGCTGACGCTGCGAAAGCTAATGCATACTTAGCAGACGTAGACGCAAGACTCGCTGCTGCACTTGATGTAACCAATAAATCTCTAGATAAACAAAGCACAGACGCTTTAGTAAAATATCAGAAAGCTCTGAAAACTGCAGGATTATCTGCTGATGAAGCTGCTACTAAATTAGCTGCAGCTAAGACTCAGTTTGAAGCAATCGCAGATAAGAAACAAGCAGATAAATTACAATACTTAGCTCGTGCTATCTCTGTTCAAATGGGTGACGTAGGTATTTCATTAGCTTCAGGTATGAATCCTTTGCTAGTGATGATCCAGCAGGGTGATCAAATCCGTGGTGCTATCCAACAAGCTGGTGCAGAAGGTAAGGACTTAGAAAGAGCTATGGCAGGTGCGGCAACTCAGATTGCTACTTCGTTCATACAAACAGGTCAGGCCATTGGTGGATTCTTTGTTAACGCTATTAAGTCTGCTGCTAAATCTTTGTATGAATTACCACTTGAAATTACAAGATTTGCTCTGTCCAATTTAAGCTCAACAGCAGATGTGTCAACTCAGGCTATTGATAAATTAAAAGTAGCTTTTATTGCATTTGGAAAGACAGGTATTCTATTTATTATTGTACTACTTGCTACACTGGCTACTGAATATATAAAAGTTACTCAAGCTGAAAAAGAACTTACAAAATCCCTAGCCATTTCTGGTGCTGCACTGGGAATGTCTACAACAACAGCAATTGAGTATGCTACTGCAATGAATGAAGCAGGTATAAGCACACTTGATGCAATGAGAATGATTGGTGAATTTGCTAATACAGGTACAGATGCTAGAATTCCTTTAGAGGAAATAATTAAATCAGCTAAAGATATGCAAAAATATGTAGGTATTGCAAGTGCTGATACTATGAAAGCATTTGCGGATATTGCTGAAAAGCCTGTAGAGGGTTTAATTAAATTAGCTAAAACTACTGGAAATGTAACTGCATCTACTATCCTACAAGCTGAAGCGTTTGTTAAAGCTGGTGAAGATGCTGAAGCTGCTAGAATTGCACAACAAGCACTAAGTGATTCTAATCAAGAAGTTACTCGTCGAATGAAAAATAATCTTGATCCTTTACAGACACTATGGATTGATATTAAGTCAAGTATTTCTAAAGCAGGTGAAGCTGTATACAATCTATTAAAAAGTGCTACAGTGGTGGCTATTTTTAGAACAGCTTGGGAAACAGTTTCTGTTATTGTATCAGAAGTTTGGTATGTTCTTAAAGAAACAGGATATGAGATTTCAGGTATTTTTTCTCAAATTAAAGCAGTAATGTCTGGTGATTTCTCTGGAGCTAAAAAAATTGGCGATCAAATGCAAGTTGATGCTAAAGCCAGAAGAGAAGAACAAGATGCTTTAATTGCCTCTATTATGAATAGAAATAAAGCTGAAAAAGAAACTCTCACAATAACAGAAGACCAAAGAAAATTAAATAGAAAAGCTGCTAAAGAAATTGAAGAAAGATTAAAGAATCAAAAAGCTGCAACTTTTACAATACCAGAAGATACTAGATTAAAAGATATTCAAAATAAGCACAAGATCGCTATGGATAGTATTAATGCTGAATCCAATAAAATGATTTCAGCTAATAAAGTAGAATATGCTTTAGGTCTAAAAGATATAGGTGATTACATGACTGAAGAAATTCAGTTAATCGTTGATTTTAATAATAAAAGAGTCGATGAGAATAATTCATACATTGAAAAATTAAATACTGCTGAAGCATCTCAGTTAGAGGCAATTAAAAAAGCAATTGGTATTGCAAAGAGTCATGCTAAGAGTAAAGAAGATACAATTGCTTTGGATAAGCAATTAACAGATACTGTTAATAATGTAAAAGAAGCATATAATCGACTAAGAGATTCTGTAAAAGCAACTAATGAGCAATTGGCAGATAAGTCTGCTGAAGCTCAAATGAAAGCAATTGAAAATCTTGGACAGTATACTAAGAAGGTAATGGAAGGTTCTAAAGAGTTTACTAGAACATTAGATGATAATGCGGCTAAACGCAAACTACAAATAGAATTAGAAAATCAACTATCTGGTTTAGCTGGTGGAGAACTTGCAAGAGTTAAAGCTCAAATTGATGCTGAACAAAGTCACATTAGTAAGTTATCTGAATTAGAAAAAGCTGCACTACAAGCTGGTGTAGCAATGTCAAAGTTGACACTATCAGGTCTTGATCCAAATGATCCTAAGTATAAAAATGCTGCTGCTGCGGTAAAAAATGCTAATGATGCATTGGAAGAAGCTAAAGGTAAATCAAGACAAGAAATTGTTCAAGCTGGTATTGATGCAGAAATGCTTTATTACAGACAAGAGTATAATAAGCTTAAGGATAATATTTCTGATGCACTTGTAACAGCATTAATCGAAGGTGGTGAAACTGGTGGTAAAAAGCTAAGATCAATACTTGAAGCTGAACTCAGAAAACCTATTACGGTATTTGTAAGAGCTATTGTTGACAGTTTAACTGGTGGCGCTACTGGTGCTGCTGCAAGTGCAGGTGGTAACTTTTTGAGCAGCATGGGTGGATCACTACTGTCTAGTACATTAGGTTCAATATCAGTCGGTGGTGGTACTTTAGCTGCTGCTGGTTCTGCTTTTGGTACTGGCTTTATGACAACCCTTCAAGGTGGTTCTATTGCTGAAGCTGCTGGTATCTACAGTGCCGCTGGTATGCAAGGTGTAAGTACAGGCTTATCTGCAGGTGCATCACTTGCTGGTGCTGTACCTCAGATAGCTGCTGCTCTTGCTGTTGCCAATGCACTAGGACTCTTCCGTTCAACAAAGCAAGTCGGTGGCGGTATCTCAGGTACATTAGGTGGTAGCGTAGACCAATATGGTTTAATGCGTAAGTCAGGTACACTGTTTAACGGTCCAAGTTACTTCAGACAGAACCAAGGTACTTTTGCAGGTAACGAATCTTTACAGCAGACATTTGATCAGTTAAAGACCAGCACTAAAATGATGGCTGATACTTTAAAGCTATCATCTGCAGGTATTGAGGACTTTACAAAGGTAATTGATATTAGCTTTGACGGTCTAACCGATGCTCAAAGACAAGAGAAACTTGCCAGTGTCTTCCAAAGTGTTAACGATGAACTCGCTGCCCTTGTACTAGGTGCAGGAGCTACGGCTGAACAACTAAGCACTTTGTACAACAATGTAATGCAACAGCGTTATGACCTAGAAACTCAACTTCTTGAACTACAAGGTAAAACCTTAGAACTTCGTGAAAGAGAAAGAGCGAAAATCTATGATGCTAATAAAGGTTTGTTTGATCAGATTAAAGCACTAGAAGATCAGAAAGCTGCTAATGAAGCTGCTGCAGTTGCTATGGAGAAACTAACTTCAGTTACAACAACGATTGTAGATGAGATTAATCGCTTACGTGGTGTCTCTCAGACTAGCTCAGGTTTAGAATCTCAGTTTGCTATTCTAACAGCACAAGCTCGATCTGGTGACTTAACTGCTCTTGCTCAACTACCTGAAGTTACAAAAGGTCTAGAGCAGATTGCAGCAAGCAGTGCAGTTAATGCTACTGATATTATCTTTGCTAGAGCTAGACTTGCTCAATCTTTGCAAGATACTTTAGGATATTTCCCTGCAGGTACTTTAAGCACAGCTACTACATCAGTGGCTACCTTACCTTCAGTTGCAACGGCTTCTGCTGGTGCTTCTGTAAGTGCAGCTTCAAGCAACCAAGAGCTATTAGCTGCATTGGTAATTGAAGTACAAGGCTTGCGTGCTGAAGTAAGAGCAGATGTATCTCACAATGCTAAGACAGCTAAGATTCTTGAGCGCGTTAATCAAGATGGTGAGTCTTTAACCGTTAGCACTTTAGTTTAATTAACGGGGAGTTTATTCTCCCTGTTATTATATAGGATAATTTATGAATTTAGTAAAACCAGATGCAATAACTACTACTGGTTCTATTACTAGAAGTACTACAGGTACTTATTTTGATAGCACAGGAACAATGCAGACTGCTGCAATTAATGCAGTTCGTGTAACATATGAGCCATTTACAAAAGAGTTTAGAGGTGTTCTAATTGAGAATGCCTCTACAAATCTTTTAACTTATTCTCAACTCTTTAATAACACATCCGGCTGGACAAATATAGGTTCTGTGACATTAGCATCAGGATTTACTGCACCGGATAACACTACAACAGCTTTCAAGTTAACTAATACTGCGGGTGCTGTTAGCTTGCTCCAACATTCATCTGTTTCAGTAACACCAAGTGCAACTAATGATTATTACGCATCTGTATTTGTTAAAAAAGGCAACACATCTTCTATTACACTTAATGTATACTACGAAACACCTTTACAAGCAGAGAATAATGTAATATTTAATCTAGATACCAAGGAAGTCATAGGTGTACCCTATGCTAATGAATATATATTTGAAAGATGTTCTAATGATTGGTACAGAGTTGGTTTTAGAATAACAAGGAATACTTTAGGTACTTCTTCAAACATAAACTTCAGAGTTTGGGAATCTGATAGAGGTTTGGGTGTATCAGGTAACTTTAGTTATTTTTGGGGCGCTCAACTAGAGCAAGGTTCCACACCTACAAGCTATATCCCAACAGTAGCCTCTCAGGTTACAAGAGCAGCAGATGTTATTGCAGGTTCAGGTCTAGTATATACTACCTTAACCGAAAGTAATCCAGAATGGTCCAGTGCAACTACTTATGCTTTGGGTGCAAACATAGTGTATGGCATCTATGGAACTTATAAGAGTTTACAATCAGGCAACTTAAATCATACTCCACCTATTGTTTCTCCATTTACAGATGCCTATTGGGTAAGAACTGGTCCAACTAACAAGATGGCAATGTTTGATGATCAAGTCAGTAGTTCATCTATAGGTACAACCGATATTATTTTTGCTGTTGTTGGAAGTGCGATTGATTCTGTAGCTTTATTAAATATTCAAGCTTCTAAAACAAGTATTGCAGTAACCGATAAAGATACCAAAGCTCTTGTCTATCATAATTCACAGCAGTTATCTGGTGGTGAATCTCTTGATTGGTATGGATATTTCTTCTACGATGCAGATACACAAAAGACTTCTAGTATTTATTTAGATATTCCACCTGCAGCTAATTCTTTGATTACTATTAAAGTATCTGGTACAGGAACTATTTCAGTTGGTAGCTATATTAATGGTCAGATTAAAGCACTAGGTAATACTCAGTACGGTGTAAGTGCAGGTATTATTGATTATAGTAAAAAAGAAACTGATGAATTTGGTAATACTACATTTATCAAGAGAAACTTCAGTAAGCGAATGAATGCTTCGGTGTCATTAACTAATGCTAACTTAAATAGAGTACAACGTATTTTGTATGATCTAAGAGCTACACCTGTGTTATGGCTTGCCAGTACTGATGCTCAGTTTGAAGAGCCTTTGATAATCTTTGGTTTCTATCGGGATTTTTCAACAGAGATTTCATACCCAACTCATTCTATCTGTAATTTACAGGTTGAAGGTTTAATTTAATTATAAGGAATAACAATGCCTATTTCAGCATTACCAACACCACCAAGTAGACAAGACCCTACTAACTTTAACGACAGAGCTGATGCTTTTCTAGGAGCATTACCTCAATTTCAATCAGAAGCTAATGCGCTTCAAACTGATGTAAATACCAGCGAAGTTAACGCAGTTAATTCTGCAGCAGCTGTCCTAGCAGCAACCAACATTGTAAAGTGGGTTAGCGGTACAACATATGCTAATGGTGCTGTTGTATGGAGTCCAATTAATGGTTTAGGTTATAGAAGAATTACTGCTTCTGGTTCAGGTACTACAGACCCTTCTGCTGATGCAACAAACTATAAACAAGTAAATGGTACAGGCGATGTATCTACAACTGGTAACCAAACTATCGCTGGTGTAAAGACATTTAGTAATGGTATTGTCAGTAACGTAACCGGTAACATAACAGGTAATGTCACTGGTAATGCTGATACAGTTACAAACGGTGTATACATTACAGGTGCTCAAACTATTTCTGGTGTTAAGACGTTCAGTAATGGACTTAATGGTAATCTAAGTGGTAACGTCACTGGTAACGTAACAGGAAATGCAGACACTGCTACTAAACTATCTACCGCTGGTGGGAGTGCTCCAAGTTATTCAGCTAGAGCTTGGGTTAATTTCGACGGTACGGGTACAGTTGCTATTCGCGCCAGTGCTAATGTTTCGAGTGTTACTGATAATGGTACAGGTGACTATATTGTAAATTTTACTACCGCAATGCAGGATGTTAATTTCTCTGTTAGCGGTTCAGCAGGTATTGATCAGACTTTAAGTGGAGACTCTGGCAGATTATTTTCTGAATATGGAATGGCAGCTAGAAGTACAACAGCTTGTAGGGTTTGTACAGCTTATGTGTTTCAAGGTGTTGACACGACAATCGCAGCAGACTCATCTGTAGTATCAGTAACCATTAATCGTTGAAAGAAATTATGAATCAAAGAATTATTTATACTAAACCTGATGGTAGTATTGCTATTGTTATCCCAACTGCTGAATGCGCCCTTAGTATCGAAGAGATTGCAGCCAAAGATGTACCTCAAGGACTGCAATACTTCATTGTCGATGCATCGGAAATTCCGACCGACAGAACTTTTAGAAACGCATGGGAGATTTAATATGACGCTAATTAAAGTAAATATGCAAAAAGCTACGGACATTAAGAAAGACATGCTACGTGCAGAACGTCAACCTCTGTTAGCTGACTTAGATGTACAAATGCTTCGTGCAATTGAAATCTCAGACACTGAAAAGCAAGCTGAGATTTTAATTAAGAAACAAGCACTGCGTGACATTACTGCTCATCCTGCACTTCTATCTGCTTCAACACCAGAAGAGCTAAAGGCTTTTGGTATCTCTCAAGCTTAATAACCTTGATTATAATCAATACTCATGGTATAATAGCATAATCAATAGGCTGCCTTCGGGTGGCCTTTTGCTTTATTAATAGTATCTTGAAAGTCCTAAGCATGTCAGAGCAAATTGAGCACCGTGTTATTAAGTTAGAGTTGAAAGTAGAAGACCATGCAGATGAGTTAAGAAAACTGCAAGATATTTCCACTGATCTACGAAACTCATTAACAGGTATTGAAAAAACACTAAATCAAATCAAGTATCTCGCTATGGGTGCAGTGCTTGTTGTATTAACACAATCTATGGGTATTACTAACGTACTTAAGATGATCGTAGGTTTATAATATGAAACTCTATAGTAATTGGAAAGATATCGTAGCAAAAGCTTGGAGTATTAAGTTTATTATCCTTGCTGGTGTATTATCCGCAACTGAAGTTATTCTTCCTTTATTTTTTGATTACTTCGATAGAGGTGCTTTTGCTGTATTAAGTTTCATTGCAGTATCAGGTGCTTTTGTATCTAGGATAGTTGCACAAAAGGATATAGAATGAAAAACAAAACAAGAACTCTAATCGCTGGACTCGTGCTATCTGCGGGTGGTCTAATTGGTATTGCCTCTCATGAAGGATACCGTGAAGCTGCATACATACCAGTACCCGGAGATGTCGCTACAATCGGTTTTGGCAGCACAACGAACAAGGATGGTAGTAGGGTAGCAGCTGGTCAACGAACCAACCCTGTAGCCTCTTTAAAGCGCCTTGGTGAGCATGTTGAGGTGTTTGAAGAAGCTGTTAAACGCTGCGCTCCTGTAGCTATGCATCAATATGAGTTTGATGCTTATGTATCTCTTACTTATAATATCGGCAGCAATGCATTTTGTAAAAGCACTTTAGTAACTAAACTAAATGCTTATGATTATGAAGGTGCTTGCAAAGAGATATTAAAATGGGATAAGTTTAAAGGTAATCCTTTACCGGGATTAACTAAGCGAAGAATGGAGGAGTATGATACTTGCATTGGTAAATAATATAAAAACTTCACTGGTAAAAATAGCAGTAGTTATTGCAGTATTGGCTGGTTTATTCTTAGTTCATAATTGGCAAGTTAATCAAGCTGTTGATAAAGCCGTGGCTACTCAAAAAGCAGAGTATAATAAACTAAATCAATCTTTGCAGAATAAAAGTCTAGTGTTTGAATGCAGCATTAAAGATGATGTAACGTCGATAACAAAGGAAAAAGATGCTAAGATTAAAGATATTACTCGTAAGTATAATGCTGCTATTGACAGCCTGCGCCAGTACTCAACCAGTACAAGTACCGCAAGCAATCCTACCTCAGATTCCAGTAATCCAGAAAGCACCAAAGGAATTAATGCAGAAGGACTATTTGAGCGACATGCAGAAGTCTCTCTTGGAATTGCTAAAAATGCAGAAGAACTAAAGCAGCATCTAAATGCTTGCTATCAGCAGTATGATTCTGTAAAAGATCAGCTAGATAATTATCGCAAATAAAAGAACCCCGTAGGCTCCTTAGTTGGAACTTACGGGGTTTTCTTTTGTCTGTATTATTCTACAAACTGTTTCAAT